TTTGCCTTTGGTCCTGACGAACGTGATTCGGTACTTTGTGACCTGGGAGCGGGTGAGGTTCACCGCTTCGCGCCAGCGCGCTCCAGTACTCAAGCAGATTTTGACGACCAAAGCGAGCAGGGTGCTTTGGCGTTGGCAATCGTATAGTAGTTCTGTGATCTGCTCATGCGTTAGCCAGGCCATTTCCTTCTCGGCAATGGTGAATTTGCGCATATTCTCTAGCGGATTCGGTGCAGTCCATTCTCCGAGTCGGGCCAGCTCGCTAAAAACGCCACTCAGATAACTTTGTTCGAGGTTGATTGTTACCGGGCTGGCACCTTTCTTCCACTTCTCACTGAAATAGATTTCACCCGTCAGGCGTTTGTCACGGTAATGCGCGAACAATTTCGAGCTGAGATCACTAGCAAGAGGGTTTCCGAGTGCATCGACTATCAGGACCAGCTTGTCGTAAACATGCTCGCCAGCGGTTAGGGATTTGCCGTGCAGTTTGTACCAGAGTTCAACCACGTCTTTCAGAGTCCGACGGTCTACCGATTCACCCAGCCAGGGCTTAGCTTCTGCCTCATCCATCGTGTGACGCTCAAAAGCCAGCGCTTCGCCTTTGGTGGCAAACTGCTTACGCACACGGCGGCCGCTGCGCCCTGTAGGGTAGCATTCGCATATCCATTTTCCTGTGTCGAGTTTTCGTACTGCCATAAAAAAAGCCCTCATGTCTGAGGGCTAAATTTAACTGTATGTTTGAACAGTGGTCAATGTATGTTTTTTCAAGGCTTAAACAATGCGAGAAGAATTTAAGGCTCTGAACTGGAATTTATCCTTAAGTTTTTCTTCAAGTTTATAAAATGTTGTGAAATGATAATCATCCATTAAAGTTTCATGAATATTTTCAATTTTCTTCGTTAGGGATAAGCCATTACTAACTTTATAATCGTAGGTTAATGCCTCTAATAGTTGCCATGAAATAGGCGTAGTCATTAAAAAACTATTAGATAAGATTGAACAGTATTTATTACTTTGCATTTCTTCAAAATCGGATTTTGGGGGTATAATTATATTTACCCCTAGGTTGGCATTCGTATTTCTCACTGACTTTGTTGAAAGATATGCTATGCCTGATATGTTGTTTAATCTCTCTGAGGCAATTTTTTGCATCAGTAGATTAGGGATTATATATTCTTGATTGAACGCCCCAGATTCATTGTTTTTTATATAACTACATGATGCAACTAAAGGCCAGAGGATTAGGTGGGATAATAGTATATTATTTATATCACCATCGTTTTTATATTCATCATTCAACGCGTTAAGAAACCTATAATCTGCCAAAGTATTTAAGTTATAAGCAAAGTTTAGAATGTTTAACTCTTTAGCTGCAGAGGTTGCATATAATGCTGAAACGTATAGCTTATCAAAATCAGGTTTGCCCACCTCTTGCCAGCATATATATAATGATGTTCCTAAATATAAACATGGCAAACCTGCAATAGAATAGCGCTGGGTTTGTACCAAATGTCTCATGTTAAAGGGTATGTGAAAAATATCCTCTCTGTATTCTAATGGTTTACTACTGGCCCTTACGCGGTATAGTGGTCTTTCTGGCCTGGCCCATTCACCAAGAGGTTTAGATATAAAGTTAAAACAATCGATTACTTCTTGTCTATCAAGCATATCGCTGAAAATATTGTATGCTCTACGTACATCGCCTGTTAAAAAAGCCTGCATAACCTCTAATAATGCATTGCATAATTCACAGATAAGAGTGTGATTATTTTTTAAATTCTGTGATAAAGGGCCGCTATCATCACAATCAAGAATAAAGTTTTGATATTTCTCGAACGTCTTTACAAGATCTAGATAAAGACTTCCCTGATATAGATTTGAATCTCTTAAAATGCTACTGCGTCGAACTTGTCCGATGATTTTTTTAATTTCATGTTTGTCAAAGTATGAATTTTCCATCAGTCTACCTTAGTATGATGAAATTTTGAATTTAACTTGGCCAATAAAGTTAAGTTCTTCTATGGCGCATTCAAATGCACCATTAGATGAATGGACTTTAACTTGTTGATTAGGAAGTCTTGTGATTTCTTTTAATGAGACATGCTGGTCTATTTCAATAAGCCAAAGCCCATCCCTAATATCAGAGTTGCTTTTATCACATAAAAATAAATTTTCTTTTTCTTTAACTAATATGGGATTTACAAGTGCTTTTGAGAAAATTGTAGGATCAAATAACTTCCAGCCGACGCTTTGTAACTCGCCGTCCTCAAGTCTTAAGAACTCGATGTTCATATGGTTCACATTTTGTGACCTTTCTTTTACTCCGTGCCCCTTCGTCAACCATTCAAGCGAGATGCCCGTTTCAAGTGCACATTGAATCACCCATTCTGCAGGGAATGAATCGCGCATGTAGCGTGTTGCTAGTGTGCTCTTTGAAATTCCTAAATGATCACATAAAGCTTGTCTTGTCTTGAAACCATAGGCTTCAACCATACGCTCTATGGCACCACGGCCGCCTTTTTCCAGATTCATGGTCACTCCAGGTGAACTTTTTCCTTGACGATTTCATGATGTGACCGTATGTTTATGGTGTTCACAAAATACAAACGATCAGTATTCATCCTGATTAATCATTGCTAAACGAGGAATGTTGCATCATGAGACCTAACATTTCAATCACTCTCATCACCCCCCACGTCACTATCGAAAGATATAGTGAACTCACTGGGTTATCTATCGACACCATCAACGACATGCTTGCAGATGGTCGGTTGCCTCGTCATCGCCTACGCAAGGACAAAAAGCGTGAAAAAGTGATGATTAACATGGCTGCGATGACTGTCGATGCCCTTTCTGATTGCAACGTGGCTATCAACTAGTTCCATTTTGAGACTTCACGGAGCAACTGACTATGTTTGACTATCGCATATCAAAACATCCCCATTTCTATGAAGCCTGCCGGGCTTTCGCGCTACGTCACAACATGGCGAAGCTGGCAGAACGTGCAGGTATGAACGTTCAAACCCTGCGCAACAAGCTGAACCCGGAACAGCCGCACCAGCTCACCGCGCCAGATATCTGGCTGCTAACCGATATCACCGAAGACTCAACGCTGGTTGATGGTTTTCTGGCGCAGATCCATTGCCTGCCATGTGTACCAACCAATGAAGTCGCGCGGGAGAAAATGCCGCAGTACGTCCTGAAAGCCACCGCCGAAATCGGTCGTGTCGCTGCCAGTGCGGTTTCTGGTGTTCAACTGAACGCGACCACTCGCCGCCAGGTTGTCGAAAGTGTCAACTCCGTTACCCGTCTAATGGCACTTACCGCGATTTCTCTGCAGGCTCGTTTACAGGCTAACCCTGCAATGGCCAGCGTCGTCGATACCGTAACGGGCCTTGGCTCCTCGTTTGGGCTGAGCTGAGGTGTTTATGCTGAACAATGAACCTTCATTTGCGTCCCTTCTCGTTAAGCAAAGCCCGGCAATGCACTGCGGCCACGGCTGGATCATGGGGAAAGATGGTAAGCGCTGGCATCCGTGCCGCTCGCAGGATGCACTTTTGGCCGACCTGTCCACTATCCAACAGGGGAAACCATGGCTATTGAAGGTCCTGCAGCGACTGTTCCACTAAGCACCGGTCAGCGCCTGAATGGGCTGAACCATATAGCGGAGCTGAGAGCAAAAGTGTTTGGTCTGAATATTGAGCACGAGCTGGAACGGTTTATTCATGAGATGCGCGACCCACGCGACATTAATCACAAACAGAACGAGAGGGCACTGGCCGCCATATTCTTTATGGCAAAAATTCCGGCAGAACGTCACAGCGTCAATATTAGTGAGCTGACTACTGACGAAACGCGGGAGCTGATTAAAGCAATGAATCATTTTCGTGCAGTGGTGAGCTTATTTCCAAAACGGCTAACCATGCCGAATTAACCCAAAACAGAAATTAATGGCGTAAACCCGCCGGGCATTCTTTTGCCCAAATTCAGGAGAATTGTTGATGCGAAATAGTGAAACCCGAACCACAAAAACCGGACCTGATGATGCCGGTTTATTCCAGCTGTTTAACGAGACCCGTCTGGATGAGCGTAAAAGCTGTGCCTTTGCCGTTTCCATCCGCTTGGAGGCGCTTGCGCTCCACATCTTACAGAAGGAAATGACCGGAATAGAGGCAGCGGAATTGTTGCGCCGTGAAGTTGCCCGTTATGAAGCTGAATCACGCGGGGACTGGCACTGATGGCTGATTCCATGGATCTCGTACAGCAGCGCGTCGAAGAAAATCTGCAGCGCCATATTCAGAACGCTCGCACTAGAAAACCGGGCATTGCCCGCGTTCTTTGCATCGACTGTGACGCGCCAATTCCAACAGCTCGCAGACAAGCTATTCCAGGCGTGCAGTGTTGCGTGACGTGTCAGGAAATCGCAGAACTGAAAGGGAAGCACTATCACGGTGGAGTCGTATGAAAACTCACATCGTCCTGGCTTACAGCAACAGCACGATTTTTGAGATTCGTGCATGACTGTTCTTGCGCGGACGGTACACCATTTTCACGGTACTCCTGTCTGGGGGAGCGCCGGTGACGTTCATCGTATTGCGGTGAGCGGAGCCGGTGCTTTTGTTTCCTATGCGCGGCCAGATCAGATTGATGCCTCCATAAAATTCGCTTCTCTTGTCGCGATTGATAATGGCGCGTTTTCAGCATGGAAACGTGATCTGGTGATTGACTGGTCAAAGTTTTACCAGTGGCTTTTGGCGTTTTATCACCACCCCAAAGTGAGCTTTTATGTCATTCCTGATGTAGTTGAGGGGGGTGAAAAAGATAACGATGCTCTTATTCGACAGGTCCCTGCCATGCTGCGAGATAAGGCTGTTCCAGTCTGGCATTTCCATGAATCAATTCACCGCTTGGTTGAACTGTGTCGTGAGTGGCCCCGTGTTTGCTTCGGGTCCTCTGGTGAGTACGCGACGATTAGGACTGAGCGCTGGCACCGGCGAATGCAGGATGCTTTTGAAACCATTTACTGCAAGTTCGATTTCCAGACACAGGTTTATGGGCTGCGGATGCTCGATGGGCGTGTATTGGGTAACTATCCGCTGGCGACGGCCGACAGCACAAACCTTGCCTGCAATGTCCCCAAATTTAATACCAAATATCCTGAGCTGACTCGTGCAATACGTGAGGCTGAATATTCACGTGGCCTGTCAGAAGAGGAACTCACAGCGACCATCCTGAAAAATCGCTGCGCCATTCTTAAAGGCGCTATAGAAGCGGTCCAGCCTCAATCTATTACTGAATGGGTAGCGAAAGGATTACAGCCTTTCCAGCTTGAGCTGGGGATCGCATGAGTAACTATCCTTATTCCTGGAATGCAGGCAGAAAAGCGATAAACCCCTATCTGGACCCGGCGGAGGTTGCGCCGGGTTCTGTGCTTTCAAACCTGATCACTCTGTACGCTGCCGACAACGAGCAGGAACAGCTCCGTCGTGAGGCGCTGAGTGATGAGGTCTGGGAGCGCTATTTCTTCAATGAATCCCGTGATCCTGTTCAGCGTGAAATGGAACAGGAACAGCTAAGCAGCCGCGCCAGAATGGCGCGTGAGCAACAGCGTTTTAATCCTGATTTAGTCATTTTGGCTAACGTCAGCGCCGAACCCGCACACGTCAGCAAACCTCTTCTGGAACGCATTAAATTCTTTCATGGCCTGGGCCGGGCAAAGGCTTACTCCCGCTATCTGCGCGAAACCATCAGGCCGTGTCTTGAGCGACTGGAGCGTGTACGTGAAAGTCAGGTGTCTGCCTCTTTCCGGTTCATGGCAAGCCATGACGGTCTGGAGGGGTTGCTGGTTCTGCCTGAAATGAGCCAGGGCCAGGTAAAACGCCTTTCTACGCTGGTTGCCGCACACATGAGCATGTGTCTGGATTCGACCTGCGGTGAGCTGTTTGTTACGGATGACATCAAGCCGGAAGAAATCCGCCAGGCATGGGAAAGGGTTGCTGCGGAAGCCATGCGTTTAGACGTCATCCCGCCCGCTTTTGAGCAGCTTCGCCGCAAGAAACGCCGCCGTAAGCCCGTGCCTTATGACCTTATTCCGGGTTCGCTGGCACGCATGCTTTGCGCGAACTGGTGGTATCGCAAGCTGTGGCAGATGCGATGTGAGTGGCGGGAAGAGCAGCTGCGCGCCGTCTGTCTGGTTAACAAAAAAGCTTCGCCGTATGTCAGCTATGAAGCTGTGATCCATAAGCGCGAGCAGCGTCGCAAGTCACTGGAGTTCTTCCGTTCGCATGAGCTGGTCAATGAGGCCGGTGATACGCTGGATATGGAAGATGTGGTGAACGCCAGCAGCAGTAATCCCGCGCACCGTCGCAATGAAATGATGGCCTGCGTTAAGGGGTTGGAGCTTATCGCGGAAATGCGCAGTGACTGTGCCGTTTTCTATACCATCACCTGCCCGTCACGCTTCCACGCCACCCTCAACAACGGCAGGCCCAATCCGAAGTGGACCAGCGAAACGGTCCGGCAGAGCAGTAATTATCTGGTTGATACATTTGCCGCCTTCCGCAAAGCCATGCACAAGGCCGGACTGCGTTGGTATGGCGTTCGCGTTGCCGAGCCACACCATGACGGCACCGTACACTGGCACCTTTTATGTTTCATGCGCAAAAAAGAACGCCGCTCTATCACTGCATTGCTGCGTAAATTCGCCATCCGCGAAGACCGCGAGGAGCTGGGAAAAAATACCGGCCCACGTTTTAAGTCCGAGTTGATCAATCCGCGCAAAGGCACGCCGACTAGCTATATCGCTAAATACATCAGCAAGAACATAGACGGGCGCGGGCTGGCTAAAGAAGTCAGCAAGGAAACGGGCAGATCACTGCGCGACAGCGCGGAGCACGTCACAGCCTGGTCTTCCCTGCACCGCGTTCAGCAGTTCCGATTCTTCGGTATTCCGGGGCGGCAGGCATACCGAGAGCTGCGATTGCTGGCCGGTCAGGCTGCGAGACAGCAAGGCGATAAGAAGGCCGGCGCGCCAGTTCTGGCTGAAACCCGTCTGGATGCAGTACTGGCGGCTGCCGATGCGGGCTGCTTCGCAACCTACATCACGAAGCAGGGCGGTGTGCTGGTCCCCCGCAAACATCACCTAATCAGAACGGCATACGAGCTTAGCGACGAGCCGAGCACCTACGGCGATCACGGCATTCGTATTTATGGTGTCTGGTCCCCGTTAACGCAGGGCCGCATCTGCACGCATGCGGTGAAGTGGAAAAAGGTTCGTAAGGCCGTTGACGTTCAGGAGGCGACAGCCGACCAGGGCGCTCGCGCCCCTTGGACTCGTGGCAATAACTGTCCCCCTGTAGAAAATTTAAACATATCAGGGGGGGATCTATCCTGCAGTGATGAGGCCACGCCGCTGCCGGACTTCGAAAATATGAGCAAAAAGGAATTGCGGGAGCTGACGGCACGGCTACGCCTGGTAAAACCGAAGCGCCGGAAAGGGTACAAACAGGAAATTACGGAGCACCAACGGCTGTAGCTCGAAGTGGAACTGCGGTCCAGGGGCTTTGATGCCAGTGAAGCGGAAGTGGATCTCCTTCTGCGCGGTGGCAGCATCCCATCTGGGGCCGGGCTACGCTTGTTCTATCGAAACCAGCGCCTGCAGGAAGATGACAAATGGCGTCAATGGTACTGAGAAGGTCGGGAATGAGGTTATCTATTAATCAAAGGGTTAGCTGAGTAAAAAAGTATTTCAGCTTTAATTACACATGATGTACTGTATATATAAACAGTAATAAGGGGAGGGAGTTGTGAACGATTTGTTCATGGAGTCACTTGCACTACAGCGTATCGAACTTATGGCCCGACTGGTCGCCAGCTCAGACTGCAGCGATGATGATAAGGAAGTTGCCATTTCATGGTTGTCAGAACTGACGAGCGATCTGGTGACCAGGCTAAATGTATACGGAGTAGGGCAGGATGAAAGCACGCATTAGCGAATTTTTGCCTGGGAAAACTCCCTCCCAAATGGCGTCGCAAGTTATACGAAGGCAGTGCATGCGTATGGTGCATGAATTCGCATGATCGCAAAAGGATCGCAACGGGTCAGAACCGCCAGCGCTGGCGTACCTTCTGGCCCGTCATGCACCTGCATGAAAACCACTCCATAAAGCGCGCAGGCGTGGCGGGGATACGAGCGCGCGCTAGTGGTCTTGAAGAATGAATTAAGGTAATGTTAAAGGACTAACTGAGCTGCTTCAGTTCTTTATGAGATTGATAAATCGTATAACTATATTGATGGGACTTGTTCATGGATAAACAACGAGCTTCACAAGTTTTTGTGCCTGGCGGTATGCCGAAATTGACATATGTTGAACGCTCTGAAGGTGAGGTTCATGGAAAGCTGGAAAGTGTTAAAGATAATTTATGCAAGCTAGTAACATTAACCGGACAAACTAAGTCAGGTAAAACTGTAATTACAAGAATGGTATTTCCCGCCCTTGACGATAACGTTATATGGATTGATGGTGGGAGTATTACATCAGAAAATGATATTTGGGAGCAGGTGTTAGATAAACTAAACGGCTATCATAATGTGGAAGTTAATTCTGGAGAGAATAGCGCTCTTGCTATTAGTGGTAAGGTGTCAGGGACTGCTAGTGCATTACTTGTTAAAGGTACAGGTGAAGCAGGTGTAGTTCAGACTGATGGCTCGTCAAGTGGGAATAAAAAATCGCGCACGACCACAGCGAAAAGTTCTGCATTAAAAGTACTTTCTACAACCAAAGCTTCTCTAATTATCGATGATTTTCATTACCTTGAGCGTGAACTACAAGGGAGCTTTATTAGAGCAGTAAAACCATTGGTTTTTGATGGTGTTCCAGTTGTATTGATAGCAATACCACATCGAAGATATGATGCAGTAAAAGTTGAAAAAGAAATTACGGGTCGCCTAGAAAACATTTCAATGCCTTCATGGGAAATGGATGAGTTAAAACAAATTGCAAAAATAGGTTTTCCGCTTTTGAACATAAATGTTAGTGAGTCAGTTGCTGATAGACTTGCTCACGAATCATTGGGAAGCCCTCATTTAATGCAAGAATTTTGTAAGGCTATCTGTTTGGCAAATGATGTTAAGGAAACATTGCAATCTGAATTGAATATTAATAATTTAGACGACGATATTTTTAAACGTGTTGCAGAATCAACAGGTAAAATAGTATTCGATAAGTTGGCTAGCGGGCCGAATCAGCGTACGGATAGAATCCCGAGGAAACTCAAAAATGGAGAGGAGGTAGATATATATAAAGTTGTATTATATGCTTTGTCGCATATGAAACCTGGAATGCAAAGTATCCAGTATGAAGAATTAAGGGCAGCTATACGTGAATTGGTACAAGACTCTCCACCACAAGCCCACGAAGTAACGCGTGTGATAGAGAAAATGGCAAAAATTGCTGCAACTGAAGAAGCGTCAACTCCTGTAATTGATTGGGATAAAGAAGACCGTAAGTTGCACATTACTGATCCATTCTTTGCCTTCTATCTTAAATGGCGATAAATTTTTAAGGCTGCCGAATTCGGCAGCCTTGAAATTAAATTTAAGTCAATATATATTGCTGAAACTGGATGACTTTTTTACCTAACCACACATTTAGTTCCTCTAATCTTTTTTGTAATGGTATTAGTTCATTCCTTACAAAAACGTTGCTCGCCTTTTCCACATCCCCAAATCCCCCAACGTTACTCGGCATAATCCCCATCATCTGCGGCGGCACGCGGTGCGCTGCCATCATGTCATCCCGGCTCACGTTCTTGATGTTCAGAAACTCATCCTTTGCCGCTACCTCTGACAACGGGATGATCTGAATCCCGTCCTTTTTGCCGTTGGGTGAGTACATAAACAGGTTGCGGAAGTTGCCCGGCCCTTTGGCGCTTTTCATGGCCTGGCGGATGTTGTTCACGTCCTCCTGGTTCTGCGCAGCGTCGGTCATGTACATAATGAACCCCGCATGGCTGCCGTTGATATAATACTTGCGGCGGAACAGCGTGGCGGACTCGTTCAGCAGGGCTGAGGGGATGGCGGACAGGTATTCTGGCAGGCCGTAAATCTCCTGGTTTAAGTCCGGCTCCATCAGATGAAAAATGCTGCCTTTGGTGAACTCATACGGCTGGGTGGTCATGCCGTACTGCACAAACCAGTAGGTATCCAGATCCACGCCGCGGCGGGTGTATTTCGACAGCGATGGTTCCAGCGACAGAATGCCGCCGAGCCGGTTGGTACGCTTCTCCAGATAGGCGTTACCGAACACCAGATAGTCCTGCACAAATCGGCTGAACGCCTGCTGGCTCAGCAGCGGGTGCGGGATAAAGGTGCTGGTCAGAATGTTGCGCTTCACCGCAATCGGGGAACTGTGATGTACGGCGGCGCGGTAGGTACGCGCCAGCCCGTCAAAACTCACCGGCGGCTCATACCACCGGTCCATCTGCACGCACTCCACATAATCCAGCAGCTCGCGGCGGTCCAGTACCGGGATCGGGTCGCCAAAGCTGAACGCCTCCGCAGACATGGCGGTATTTTGCTGTGCGGTGGCTTCTGCTGGCGCAGGGCTGGTGATGGCTGGGGATTGAGAGTTTTGGTTTTCAGGATTGCTCATGCCCCCAGCTCCTTGTCAGCCTGTGGCCATTCGCACATAAACAGCATTTTCCAGTTCTTAGCCGATGTTTCTTTTTTCATTTGACCCAGCCAATCATCATCAAAGAGTGGTGCTCCTGATGCTGCTGCATCCTCAGCGGTAAAAATAAGGCTGGCTGTGTTGTTGCTGGCGAGCAGCTTTTTGTATTCCCGCCATGCTTCCGGGTTGTGGCTGGGGGTGGTGTAGTAGGTCGTGTGATAGCGGGCGTTCATGGATAGCGCCCTGGCAAGCGCAATAACATTTTTGGGCGAGTCTGCCCAGGCATACTCTGACACGTAGACGTTTCCATAGAGCGCAGCGCAGTGGCTGTCCGGGTCGATAAAGTAGATGAATGCGCCGTTGCTCAGTTCCAGATAGTGGTCTGTCATACGCAATACATGGATTTGCAGTTGTGGTCCCGCGTTCAACAGCAGCGCGTTGATATAGGTCCTGTTAACCTGCGAATGATCGTCACCGCATCCCAGGAAAATTTGGTTTCGTCCGGTGGTTAACGCGTCAGACAGCGCCTCAAGTGAGAAAAACCAATCAGCGCCACACTGGCGCATTTTGGTCAGCACCCTGCGTGTGCCGCGAGCGCCTGCATTCCAGCTCATCTGGTAATTAAACGGAGTTGCGCGGCTATAAAAACAGGCATCTGAAAACAGATTGATAAGCGTTGGTTTCATTAAAAAATCTCCACAATGTTGCTGGTATTGGCGGCTTCGCCCTGCAGCGGTTCGTTAAACAGCGCGTGCATCGTTGCCCAGGCCAAATCTGCGTGGCTGGCTTCTTCGCTGCGGCTGGCTTCGTAGGTTGGGCGATTGCCGCTGGCGGTGGTGGCCCGGCGGATTGCCATGAATGACTGCGCAATGTCGGTGTGCCCGGCGTCGAACTCCAGGCGGCGGTGGCTGATAATGTCGTAGGCCTTGAGTACCAGGGCGTTTTTTACGTTCGGGTTGTAGACGAATTCGCGCACGGCCGGGAAGAACGCTTTCACGTTCTCATACACGCCGTGGCCCACGCCCGTTGAGTCGATGCCGATATAGGTCACGTTGTACTGCTGAGTGAGTTGCTTGATGGCGTCGGCCTGAGCGCGGAAGTCCATGCCGCGCCACTGGTGGCGCTCCAGAATGCGGAACTTGCCGCCCGGCACGGCAGGTGGAGCCATGACCACGCATCCGGCGCTGTCACCGTTCTGCGTGCCCTTCGCCGGGTCATAGCCGATCCAGACTTCACGCCAGCCAAACGGGCGCAGGGCCAGGGCCTGAAAATCTGCCCACACTTCCCAGCTGTCCACCATGCATGCCTGCAGCTCGCTGAGCGGGAATACCGACGCGAGATCGTCGATAAATTCGCACATCAGCAGGTTCTGATATTCGTCCGGGCTGTACTCCATACGCAGCTGGTCGAGGTCGAACAGGTTACAGCCGCCGCGCACCGCGTCTTCTACGGTGACAATCTGGCGGTATTGCCCGTCCGGGCAGAGCAGGCCGGGAGCCAGGCCGCTGTGGGTGAGGTCAATGTCCACCTTATCGGCTTTGGCCCGGCCTCGGTTGAATAGCGCGCCTGACCAGAACGGATAGGCGCTGTGTGTCAGGCTCGACGGGGTGGAAAAGTAGGTCTGCCGCCAGCGCTTATGAATTGCCATGCCGGAGGCCACTTTGCGCAGCTCCTGGAATTTCGGGATCCAGAAATATTCATCCAGGTACAGGTTGCCGTGGTAGCTCTGCGCCGTGCGGGCGTTGGTGCCCAGGAAATAGAGCGTTGCGCCGTTGGGCAGCACCATCGGATCGCCTTTCAGCTCCACATCAACCTCTTTGGCGAAGTCGATAATGTACTGCTTGAAGACGTGCGCCTGGGCCTTACTGGCTGAAAGGAAAATCTGGTTACGCCCGGTGGTAATGGCGTCAATCAGCGCCTCACGGGCAAAGAAGAAGGTTGCGCCAATCTGGCGGGACTTGAGCAGGTTACGGATGCGGTGACGGTTTCCTGCCTCCCACCAGTGGCGCTGATAGGCGAACATCGAGCTATGGAAAATCTCCTGCAGCTTTTCGGTCTGGTCATCGCTGAATACGTTCTTTTCCGGTGGCTTGCGCGGGCCTTTGTTGCGGTTTGATACGTTGGGATTAAGGTCGGCCTCGTTGCCGCCGTCGTTAAATTTGCCGATGCGGGCATGACGTTCTGACTGACGCGCCAGCAGGTCAATCTCTTTGAAGTCTTTCCCCTCTTTCTGCTCCTTCATGATGAGCTGGCAATAACGCGCGGCAGTGGTGAGCTGCATCTGATCCAGCGGGCCATATTCGCCCCACTTGTCGCGCTTCTTCCAGCTGTGTACGGTTGCAACTTTCTCGCCCAGCATTTCAGCAATGCGGGCTACGCGGTATCCCTGAAAGTACAGCATCATGGCCTGCCGGCGGGGATCGAGATCTGCGGGAGTCAGTGTGGTGTTCATGACACAAGATTACGGTCTTGACTGACACCTTTCCCCGGCTGCGGTTTGTGTAGTCCTTAGTACAAGCCCCGCGCGTTGTTTCACTCCCCCCATCCCAGCAAACATAAGGCTCCAGTAAGTATTTTCTAACGGAGCATGGCTCATGACAGCGAAAGCAAAGCGTTTCCGCATCGGGGTGGAAGGTGCCACCACTGACGGGCGCGAAATCCAGCGTGACTGGCTGGTACAGATGGCAGCCAGTTACAACCCGACGCTCTACACCGCGCAAATTAACCTTGAGCACATCAAGTCTTATCTGCCGGACAGCACTTTTAACCGTTACGGCACCGTGTCTGCCCTGGTAGCTGAGGAAATCAAAGACGGTCCAATGGCGGGCAAGATGGCGCTGTATGCCGATGTGGCCCCGACGGATGCGCTGATCGCCCTGGTGAAGAAAGGGCAGAAGCTCTTTACCTCCATGGAAGTCAGCCCGCAGTTTGCCGATTCCGGTAAAGCCTATCTGGTCGGCTTGGCAGCAACGGATGACCCGGCAAGCCTGGGCACGGAAATGCTGACCTTCAGCGCCACCGCTACCCAGAACCCGCTGGCGAACCGCAAACAAAACCCGGAAAACCTGTTTTCCGCCGCCGTCGAAACGGTTATCGAACTCGACGAAACCCATGACGACAAACCCTCCCTCTTTTCTCGCGTGACCGCGCTGTTTGCCAAAAAAGAGCAGACCGATGATGCGCGTTTCTCTGATGTACATAAAGCCGTGGAGCTGGTCGCTACTGAGCAGCAGAGTTTTGGCGAGCGCACCGACAAATCCCTGTCTGAGCAGGAAACCCGCTTGTCTTCGCTGGAAACCTCACTGCAGAAACAGCAGGCCGATTTTGCGGCGCTGCAACAGCAGCTGAGTACCGAAGACAGCCGCAAGGATTACCGCCAGCGTGCGCCGGGCGGTGACGCTCCGGCTGGCACCGTGACTAACTGCTGATGGAGCACAACGCCCGATGAAACAGAAAACCAAATTTGCCTTTAACGCCTACCTGATGCAGCTGGCCCGCCTGAATAATATTCCGGTTGAAGAACTCTCCAGCAAATTCACGGTGGAGCCGTCCGTGCAGCAGACCCTGGAAGATCAGATCCAACAGTCCGCTGCGTTCCTCACCCTGATTAACGTCATGGGTGTATCTGAGCAGTCCGGTCAGTTGCTGGGGCTGGGTGTGGGCAGCACCATTGCCGGAACCACCGACACCACCGCCAAAGAGCGCGAAGCCGTTGATCCAACGTTGATGACGGACGTGGAATACAAATGCGAGCAGACCAACTTCGACACGGTGCTGACTTACGCGAAGCTGGACCTGTGGGCCAAATTCCAGGATTTCCAGCTGCGTATCCGTAACGCCATCATTCAGCGCCAGGCGCTGGACCGCATCATGATTGGCTTCAATGGCGTAAAGCGCGCCAAAACCTCTAACCGCACCGACAACCCAATGCTGCAGGACGTGAACAAAGGCTGGCTGCAGAAGGTGCGTGAAGACGCGGCGGACTGCGTAATGGGCAGCGCCACGGCAGAAGACGGAACCACCACCGCAGCCCCGGTGAAAGTCGGTTCAGGTGGTCAGTACCTGAATCTGGATGCGCTGGTAATGGATGCCGTCAACGAGTTGATCGACCCGATTTTCCAGGACGATGACGGTCTGGTGGTGGTCTGTGGTCGTGAGCTGCTGGCGGACAAGTATTTCCCGCTGGTCAACAAAGAGCAGGACAACAGCGAAAAAATGGCGGCCGATCTCATCATTAGCCAGAAACGCATGGGTGGCCTGCAGGCGGTGCGCGCGCCGTTCTTCCCGTCAAATGCTCTGATGATCACCCGTCTGGATAACCTGTCCATCTACTGGCAGGAAGACACCCGCCGCCGAGCGGTGATCGACAATCCGAAGCGTGACCGCATCGAAAACTTTGAATCCGTCAATGAGGCGTATGTGGTGGAGGATTACCGCTGCGTGGCTCTGGTGGAAAACATTGAGATCCGTGATTTCAGCGCGCCAGTGGCACCGGAAGGTGGGGAATAAATCATGAGCCTGAGTCCCGCACGGCAGCACCGCCTGCGCGTCCAGGCTGAACAGGCCGCCCGTCTGGGCGGCAATGTTCGCCACGCGTCGGGTTATGACCAGATGCTGCTGCAGCTGGCGGAGGATAAGCGCCGCCTGAAAGGCATTCAGTCCACGTTGAAAAAGGCGCAAATCAAGGTGGAGCTGCTGCCGAAATATGCCGCCTGGGTTGATGGTGTGCTGGCGGCTGATGCCACGCAGCAGGATGACGTGGTGATGTACGTGATGCTCTGGCGCATTGATGCCGGTGATTATGCCGGGGCGCTGCAAATCGCAGGCCACGCGCTGCGCCGGAGCTGGGTGATGCCGCTTGGCAACCGCAACACGCAGACAGTGCTGGTTGAGGAACTGGCAGACGCGGCGCAGGCCGCCATCACTGCCGTACAACCTTTTGAGGCGGAGCTGTTGCTGCAGGCGCTGGATATGACGGACGGCACCGATATGCCCGATCAGTCCCGCGCCCGTTTGCATAAAGCCATCGGCCTGTTGCTCTGTGAATCCAGCCCGGCCTCCGCCCTGAATCACATCACTCACGCGTTGCAACTGGACCCGCGCTGCGGCGTGAAAAAAGACAAAGAACGGCTTGAGCGCAGACTGCGCAATGAGAGCCAGTAACGGAACGTGCCCCGCGCACGGGCGGCACGGGATGGCGGCAGGCATTGCCTTACCAAAATCCCGTCCACCGCCCATTTTTTCAGGAGAAAGCCGTATGCAGTTTGTTGCGCCTGAACAGGCCCCGGAGCAGGCGGAGGTCATCAAAAATACGCCGTTCTGGCCCGATGTGGACCTGTGCGAATTTCGCAGCGTGATGCGCACTGACGGCACGGTGACGCCCGCCCGGCTGAAACAGCTGGCGCTCACGGCAATATCAGAGGTCAACGCGGAGCTGTACACCTTCCGCCAGCGTCAGCAGGCGCTGGGCTATCGGATGCTGACTGACGTGCCCGCAGAAGAACTGGACGGCAAAAGCGAGCGCCTGCACCACTACGGCAATGCGGTGTATTGCTGGGCGCGGGCGGTACTCAATGAGCGCTATCAGGACTATGACGCTACGGCGTCAGCGGTAAAGCGCGGTGATGAGCTGGCAGAAGCCAGTGCCGATCTATGGCGTGATGCCCGCTGGGCTATCAGCCGGGTGCAGGATGCGCCGCACTGCACGGTGGAGCTTATCTGATGAAAGTGCGTGCGTATCAGTATGACACCGTGGACGCGCTGTGCTGGCGTTATTACGGGCGCACGCAGGGTGTCACTGAGCAGGTATTGCGGGCAAATCCGGGGCTGGCTGAATACGGCCCCTTTTTACCTCACGGGCTGCAGGTGGAGCTGCCGGATATAACGGAAACACCCACCGTGCAGACCGTTCAGCTATGGGACTGAATCATGACGCTTGAAAGAATCAGCGCCTTTATCACGTACTGCATCGCCGTTGTGCTGGCATGGATGGGGGACATGTCTCTCAAGGATGCCTCCACGGTAGGCGGCGTGTTGATTGGCGCGCTGATGCTGCTGATCAACTGGTATTACAAACACAGGACTTTCCAGCTGCTGCGTGACGGGAAGCTATCGCGGGAGGCGTATGAATCCATCAATCGTTAAGCGCTGCCTGGTGGGTGCGGTGCTGGCAATCGCCGCCACGCTGCCCGGCTTTCAGACCCTCCATACGTCACTGGATGGCCTGAAACTGATTGCGGATTACGAGGGCTGCCGCCTGCAGCCGTACCAGTGCAGCGCGGGTGTGTGGACCGATGGTATCGGTAATACCTCCGGCGTGGTGCCGGGCCGGACCATCAACGAACGGCAGGCGGCGCAGGGGCTCATCACTAACGTAGTGAAAGTGGAAAGGGCCCTGGAAAAATGCGTGCAGCAGACGATGCCGCAAAAGGTCTATGACGCGGTGGTGTCGTTCGCGTTCAACGTCGGCACGGGCAATGCCTGCAGCTCCACGCTGGTTAAGTTGCTCAATCAGCAGCGCTGGGCAGAGGCGTGCCGCCAGCTGCCGCGCTGGGTGTATGTCAAAGGTGTGTTTAATCAGGGGCTGGACAACCGCCGCGCGCGGGAAATGGCCTGGTGCTTAAAAGGCGTTTCTGCATGACACGCTTATATTCTACTTTTCTGGCTCTGATGTTAGCCGTACTGGGTTGGCAGGCATGGCGGCTCAATAACGCCAGCCACATCATCGAAACTCAGGGGGCTGCGCTGAACAGTAAAACCCTGGAGTTGACGAAGAAAAATAGCCAGCTGATCGGCCTGTCCATTCTGACCGAAGCCAACAGCCGGGAGCAGACACGGCTCTATGCGGCGGCAGAGGATACGCGCTCTTTGCTGCATCAGCGCCAGAACCGGATCGAGGAGCTTAAACGTGAAATCGAAGATTTGCGCCGCTGGGCTGACACTCTTTTGCCTCCTGATGTTGTCAGGCTGCGCGAAAGACCCGCCATCACCGGAGGTGCAGCTTACCGTGAGTGGCTGCCCAAAGGTGACGCAGTGCCGCCTGGAAAGGTCAGCGCCGCGCAGTAACGGCGACCTGCTGAGCCTGCTGGATGAAACGGAGGCCGCCTGGGCGGTCTGTGCAGACAAAGTGGACACTATTGTGTCCTGCCAGGAGCGAGACAGTGAACAAGCCGCAGTCCCTACGCGCCGCGCTGAATAAGGCGGTGGCTTACGTCCGGGAGAACCCGGACAAGCTGCACCTGTTTGTGGATAAAGGCTCCCTGGTGGCAACCGGGGCCAGCTCCATGTCGTGGGAATACCGTTACACCCTGAATGTGGTGATTGAAGATTTCAGCGGCGATCAAAATCTGCTGATGGCCCCGGTGCTGCTGTGGCTGATGGAGAATCAGCCTGATGCCATCAATAACCCGGAATGGCGCGAAAAGTTGTTTTCTTTTGAGGTGGATATTCTGCGCAATGACATTTGCGACATCAGTCTGGACCTGCAGCTGACGGAGCGCATCCTGGTGAGCGCGGAGGGCGGAACCTCAATCGTTAAGGCGGAGCCTGAGCCAGATGTACCAGAAGAAATGTGGACGATGAGCCGTGGATGAGCTGCAGAAAGTCGATGCCTGGCTGACAGCGCTGCTGGCAAATCTGGAGCCAGCGGCGCGCAAGCGCATGATGCGGGAACTGGCGCAACAGCTGCGCCGAACCCAGCAGAACAACATCCGCCTGCAGCGCAATCCTGACGGAACCGGCTACGAGCCGCGCAGGGTGACGGCCCGAACGAAAAAGGGCCGTATCAAGCGGCAGATGTTCGCCAGGCTCCGCACCACGAAATACCTGAAAACCGCCGCAACGGCTGACTCAGCCAGCGTTGAGTTTGCCGGGCAGGTTAAGCGTATTGCGCGGGTGCATCATTACGGCTTACGGGATCGTGTAAGCCGTAGGGGACCGGAGGTGCGATATGCAGAGCGGCGGTTGTTGGGAGTCAATTACGAGACTGAAACGTTAACCATAGACGCTTTGTTAAAATGGATTTCTAAAGGAGCAACTTAAAAGAGAAAGCCGCAGGAGGTTGCAACCACCATGATCTTCATCCTATTTCTGCTCTTGTATTCCTGCTAAATTGCCTACCTTTCAGTCTGATAGGGAGTATTGTGATGTCTGATAAATTGATTTTTTTATCTCATATTACGGAAGAAAAAAAACTAGCAAAAATCATCAAAGATGCAATTGAGGATGAATTTTCTGGATTTGTTAAGGTATTTGTTTCTTCTGATGGCGAAACGATTAAAGCTGGTCAAAATTTTCTGAAAGTAATTGAAGATGGACTTGTTGATTGTATAGCCGCGATCTACTTAATTAGTCCTATATCAGTACAAAGAAGCTGGATTAGCTTCGAACTAGGCGCCGTTTGGATTAGAAATACGATCAGCCAACGGAAGGGAGACATAGAAATCCCTGCACTCCCTTTTTGTCACTCAGGTATGAACTTCAAAGATTTGCCTCAACCTATCTGTAATTTGAATTCTATTGAAGCAAATTTATCCTCAAAATTGGAGTTCGCGTTCAAATCTCTTCAGATGGCAGTCGGTGGCCGGGGGCGGTTAAAAACTGATTTTGATGCATTAGCGGATCAGGTCGTTGAGTTTGAGAAAGATTATATGCTCGTGGATAAGGTAACAACGATACTTGAGCTATTTGGGGTTGATGCTGAAAATAAAAAAAATTTAAAGCAGCAAGTAGGAATAGCAACATTGAAAAACTTCACGATTAAAACAAGCACCGAACAAGTAATTGCAGATCAAATTTTCAAGATTATAGATGGAGGTCTGAATCACGTAGTTAGCTACCAAATTGGTGGATCTAGAATGGGTGGCGGAACGAGAGGAATTCACACTTATGTAGACGTTGATATTAATTTCAATATCGATTTGTTGAGAACGGCACTTAATCGTTAATATTCCTCATCATTGTGTGATTCACCAAACAATTCTGCCAAATACTAAAGCCTGCCAAGATCTGTCAGGCTTTTTTTATGAACGCACAACTAACCGAAATCATGCGCCTTATCACCAACCTGATCCGCACCGGTACCGTGACCGAAGTGGACCGGGAAAACTGGCTGTGCCGGGTAAAGATAGGCGAGCTTGAAACCAACTGGATTAACTGGCTGACGCTGCGGGCCGGAAGCGGCCGCACCTGGTGGTGTCCCTCTCCGGATGAGCAGGTGGTGGTGCTGAGCATGGGCGGCAATCTGGAAACTGCTTTTGCGTTGCCTGCCATCTACTCCAATCAGTTTGCGCCGCCGTCGGATTCCGTGAACGGCTGCGTGATGGAATACCCGGACGGCGGCTGGTTTGAGTACGAACCCGAAACCGGGCGCTGGTACGTCCGGGGTATTAAATCCATGGTGATCGAGGCGGCAGATAACGTCACCTTTAAAACCGGGGAGTTTGTAGTGGAAGCCGACACCACCCGCATTAACAGTGAAGTGGTGATCAATGGTGGCGTCACCCAGGGCGGCGGCGCGATGAGTTCCAACGGGATCGTGGTGGATAATCACGCGCACAACAAAGTGAAGGCCGGCGGCGACACATCGGGAGGCCCGGTATGACGATGTATTACGGCATGAACAGCGCCACGGGCAAAGCCATAACCGACACTGAGCACCTTAATCAGTCCGTAAAGGACATTCTGATCACGCCGCAGGGCAGCCGCATTGCCCGCCGGGAATATGGTTCGCTGCTGTCCGCGCTGATTGACCAGCCACAAAACCCGGCGCTGCGCCTGCAGATGATGAGTGCCGTCTATGTGGCGCTGATGCGCTGGGAGCCGCGTCTAACACTCGACGCAATCACGATCGGCAGCGGCTTTGACGGCTCCATGGTCGTGGACCTGACCGGACGACGCACTGACGGCACGCCTGTTTCTCTCTCTGTTGCAACAGGAGCACAAAGTGGCAGCCATTGACCTTTCCCAACTCCCGCCGCCGCAGATTGTAAAAGTGCCGGATTTTGAAACTCTGCTGGCTGAGCGTAAGGCGTCTTTTGTGGCGCTTTATCCGGTGGACCAGCAGGACGCCGTGCGGCGAACGCTGGCGCTGGAGTCTGAGCCAATCACCAAACAGCTGCAGGAAAATACCTACCGGGAAATTCTCCTGCTACAGCGTATTAATGAGGCGGCCCTGGCGGTCATGGTGGCTTACTCCGGTAATACCGATCTTGACCAGCTCGCCGCCAACTACAACGTGAAACGCCTGATTGTGACGCCCGCAGATGATAACGCCGTGCCACCCGTCCCGGCGGTGTACGAGTCTGACGAAGAATTGCGCCCGCGTATCCCCGGAGCCTTTGAAGGGTTGTCCGTCGCCGGGCCGACGGCGGCCTACGAGTTTCACGCTAAAAGCGCAGACGGGCGCGTGGCGGATGCCAGCGCAACCAGCCCGGCCCCAGCGGAGGTGGTGCTTACCGTATTAAGCCGCGAGGGTGACGGCACGGCAGGCGCTGATCTGCTGGCGGTGGTTGATAAGGCACTCAACAGCGAGAGCGTGCGCCCGGTGGCTGACCGTCTGACAGTGCGCAGCGCGGAAATTATCCCGTACAGCGTGGACGCTACGATCTTTATTTACCCGGGGCCGGAAGCAGAGCCGGTAATGGCGGAAGCCAGGGCCAACCTGCAGAAATACATTGCCAGCCAGACACGGTTGGGGCGTGACATTCGCCTGAGCGCCATTTATGCCGCGCTGCACGTTGAAGGTGTACAGCGCGTTGAACTGGCCTCACCGCTGGAAGATGTGGTGCTGGATAAAACGCAGGCGGCATCCTGTAGGGAATGGAGCGTTACCAACGGGGGCACGGATGAATAGCCTGTTGCCGCCAGGTTCGTCCATGCTTGAACGCCGTCTGGCGGAAAGCTGCAGCGGTATTTCCGATCTGCAGGTGCCACTGCGTGACCTGTGGAACCCGGCGGCGTGCCCGGTCAGTTTTCTGCCGTATCTGGCCTGGGCGTTCTCCGTGGACCGCTGGGACGAAAGCTGGGCGGAAAGCGTTAAGCGCCGGGTGGTGCAGGATGCTTTCTACATCCATCAGCACAAGGGCACAACCAGTGCCGTGCGGCGCGTGGTGGAGCCGTTCGGATTTCTGATCCGCATTCTGGAATGGTGGCAGACCAACGAGGCTCCCGGCACGTTCCGGCTGGATATTGGCGTGCAGGACCAGGGCATCACAGAGGAAACCTATCTGGAGCTGGAGCGCCTGATTAGCGATGCAAAGCCATGCAGCCGCCATCTGATCGGCATGTCCATCAACCTGCAGACCAGTGGCCCGTTTTGGGTGGGGGCAGGAACTTACATCGGGGAAGAAATCACCATTTACCCGTATATCAACGACACCATTACTTCCGGCGGCCCGGCGTATGCAGGCGGGGCGGTCCATGTTATTGACACAATGAGAGTGAACCCATGAGCGCAAAATTTTATACCCTGCTGACGGAGATCGGCGCGGCGAAACTGGCAAGCGCCGCCGCGCTGGGTGTGCCGCTGAAAATTACTAAAATGGCGGTGGGCGATGGCGGCGGTGTGTTGCCGACACCCAGCGCACAGCAGACAGCCCTGATTGCTGAAAAGCGCCGTGCCGATCTCAATATGCTGTACATCGACCCGCAGAACAGCAGCCAGATTATCGCGGAGCAGGTTATTCCCGAAACGGAGGGCGGTTGGTGGATTCGTGAGGTCGGCCTGTTTGACGAAACGGGTGCACTGATCGCCGTCGGTAACTGCCCGGAAAGCTACAAGCCGCAGCTGGCAGAGGGCAGCGGGCGCACGCAGACGGTGCGCATGGTGCTGATCACCAGTAGCACCGATAACATCACCCTGAAAATTGACCCTGCAGTGGTGCTGGCAACCCGCAAGTATGTGGATGATAAGGTGCTGGAGTTAAAAGTGTATGTGGATGACCAGATGGCGAAGCATATTGCTGCTGCTGATCCGCATACGCAGTACGCACCAAAGGCCAGCCCGACGTTAACCGGCACCCCAAAAGCGCCGACAGCAGCGGCAGGAAATAATACAACCCAGCTCGCTACCACGGCGTTTGTTCAAACGGCGATCTCGGCTCTGAATTTAATGGACTCAAAGTTTTTGGGGCGCTTACTGAATGTGCAAACTTTCACTTCTTCGGGGACTTATACCCCGACTAAAGGGACAAAAACGATCATTGTTGAGGTCCAAGGGGCGGGAGGCGCAGGTGGGGGAAGTTATGCAACCACATCAGGGAACGTTAGTTTGGGGGCGGGAGGGGCTGAGGGGTGCTATGGCAAGTCACTTTTTTCTGGACTGGGAACTAGCTATTCCGTAACGATTGGAACGGGAGGGAAAGGTGTTGTTGGTGGCTCTGGAGGTGGCGGCGGAATGACTTCGTTTGGCAGCACTCTCACTGCTGGCGGGGGCTATGGTGGCGGAGGGATGCCAGAGGGAGCCGGTGTTTCATTTGTCGGTATTGAAGGTACCACATTACTATCACCGCCAATAGTTACGGGCGCAAACCTATTCTCAAGCGGTTATGCTGGGACGTTTTATTTTGCTATCCGATTAAACAATGCTTACTCAGCCGGCGGCGTAACGGGAATGGGCGGTCGCTCTTTCTTTGGCGCAGGCGGTGGCTCTGGTACTAGTTCTGGGGCTGGGGCGAATGCTTCTGCATATGGTTCTGGTGGTTCTGGCGCTAAGAGCTGGTTTGCGGGGGGGGCGGACATCGCACATGCAGGCGGTAATGGGGCAAATGGTGTTGTCGTTGTGTGGGAGTACTCATGATGAATTTTTATGCGGTCATTGATAGTACGGGCTTGGTTCTCAATACCATTCAATGGGACGGGGTGTCTGAGTGGGATTGCCCTAACGGCATGGAAGTCATTGCCTGTAATTCTGACAATTGTGTGATTGGCAGCTATTATCATCAGGGGATTTTTACACCGCCAGCAGTGTCTGAGCAATCTGGTGTAGATGCCATGATGGAGGCAGAACAGACAAAAAGCGCTTTGCTAACCGACTGCACCATGATCATTGATACATTACAGGACGCTGCCGATCTCGAAATGGCGAATGAAGCAGAAAAGGGACTTCTTCTGAAATGGAAAGCTTACCGTGTAATACTCCGTCGTGTAGATATTACTCCTGCGCCGCATGTTGTGTGGCCGGAGAAACCCCTTGGGTAGGTTGGGCTTTTAACCCCTGATTTGGTAGATTATGCGCATAGAGCACCTTGAGACTTGGCTATGCGCATTCAATCAATTGACTATTTACGTGGTTTGATGTCACTGAGCATTGTGATTTACCACTTTTCGACGCAGTTCACCACTTGGGGGATGACAGATTCCAGCACCATTTTAGGACGTTTGGGGATTTATGCTGTGACGGCATTTTATGTTATCAGTGGAATGGCACTTTATCTTGCGCATCGTAAAGATAAATGGACTGTCCCTCAGTATGGTGTATTTATATTACGGCGATTTTTAAGGCTCGCTCCTGTCTATTGGGTTCCGCTTATTGTTTATACTATTTTTTGCTTTCAGTATTATAACGGCTTTGTTATAGATGGCTGGAAATATATTCAGAATATATTTCTTATTTTCGGTCTTACAAATCCCACTGAATATATGATTATGGGCGGCTGGTCCATTGGCAATGAGGTTGTGTTTTACTTACTGTTCCCTCTCTTTATTTTGATGGCAAACAATAAAGTATTGTCCGTTTTGCTACTTTCTGCATCAGCGGCTTTACTCGTTTATTGCGCATTTTATTTTATAGACCCAACGACCACGCTCTCTAAGCAATGGGCAATCTATATTGACCCAATGAATCAGGTGTATTACTTTTCCCTCGGCGTACTTGCTGCAAAGTGGCTTTTGCCGCTTGTTGGACAAAATAGAAAAATAATGGTCCTGACTGCATTGTTATTGTTCACAGCCTTTGTGTGTTACCCCGTAAGTGGTGATCAGATTAATATTATTACAGGTTCGACAAAGATCGTGTTTAGCCTTTTAACGTTAGGGCTGTGTTCAGCATTCTTCCTTATTGGCGATTTGCAAAGCATTAAACCATTGCATCTACTGTTAAAATTTTTAGGCGATGTATCCTATCCGTTATATTTACTGCATGGGGTTTCATTTCTTTATTTCAGAAAGCTTGTTGTTACGCCGGGTGTGACCGATCAACAACTCATTTTATCTGGTCTGGGACTGCTGGGGGTATTGCTGATTCTATCCTGGCTGTGCCATATCGGTATTGAAAAGCCAATCATCAGGATGAGTAAGCGTTTATCGACCAGCAAAGCGCAGAATAACTTAAAAACGACAGCCTAAATTCTGAGAAGCACGTCCACTTGTCATGGGCGTGCATTTTCAATCCTCGTCATCCTCTCATTGTACCAACTGCCACACAAAGCCCAGCACGTGCGCCACGCACGAAACCACCAGAACATAGACGCACCCCTGTAAACCGGAGAAATGCCTTATGGCTCAGGATTACCACCACGGGGTGCGCGTTGAGGAAATCAACGAGGGCACCCGCACCATTACCACGGTGAGCACCGCCATTGTGGGTATGGTCTGTACCGGGGACGACGCCGACCCGTCAGTGTTCCCCCTCAATAAACCTGTCTTACTGACTGACGTGCTGACTGCCAGCGGCAAAGCGGGCGAGTCCGGCACGCTGGCCCGCTCGCTGGATGCGATTGCCGATCAGGCCAAACCCGTCACCGTGGTTGTCCGCGTGGAGCAGGGCGAAACCGAAGCGGAAACCACCACCAATATCATCGGCGGTGTGACGTCTGACGGCAAAAAAACAGGCATCAAAGCACTGCTGTCTGCACAGTCACAGCTGGGCGTTAAGCCGCGCATCCTCGGCGTACCGGGCCACGACAGCCAGGCTGTGGCAACGGAGCTGCTGGGTGTGGCGCAAAGCCTGCGCGGGTTTGCGTACCTCGCCGCCTACGGCTGCAAAACCGTGGAAGAAGCGATCACCTACCGTGAGAGCTTCAGCCAGCGCGAGGGGATGCTTATCTGGCCTGACTTCATCAACTTTGACACCGTGCTGCAGGCCGATGCCACCGCGTTTGCCACGGCCCGCGCCCTTGGCCTGCGCGCCAAAATCGACGAGCAGACCGGATGGCACAAAACCCTGTCCAATGTCGGCGTGAACGGTGTCACCGGACTGTCTGCGGATGTGTTCTGGGATCTGCAGGACCCGGCAACCGATGCGGGGCTGCTGAACCAGAGCGACGTCACTACGCTGATCCGCAAAGACGGCTTCCGTTTCTGGGGTTCCCGCAGCCTTAGCGACGATCCACTGTTCCAGTTTGAAAGCTACACCCGCACGGCGCAGGTGCTGGCTGACACCATGGCAGAAGCCCATATGTGGGCGGTGGACAAGCCGCTTAACCCGTCGCTGGCGCGCGACATTATCGAAGGTATCCGCGCCAAAATGCGCAGCCTGGTGAGCCAGGGCTACCTCATCGGCGGTGACTGCTGGCTGGATGAGGCCGTGAACGATAAGGACACGCTCAAGGCCGGGAAGCTGCTGATCGATTACGACTACACGCCAGTGCCACCACTGGAAAATCTGCTGCTACGCCAGCGCATCACTGACCAGTACCTGATGAATTTTGCCAGCCAGGTCAGCGCATAAGGGGGCACCATGGCTTTACCACGTAAGTTAAAACACCTGAACCTGTTTAACGACGGGAACAACTGGCAGGGGATCGTTGAGTCCCTGACCCTGCCGAAATTTACCCGCAAGTTTGAGAAGTATCGCGGCGGCGGCATGGCTGGCGCGGTGGATGTGGACATGGGGCTGGATGACGGCGCGCTGGACACGGAATTTTCCATCGGCGGGATGGAATCGCTGCTCTACAAGCAGCTGGCAAAAACCACTGCCGACGGCATCCAGTTGCGTTTCACGGGTTCTATTCAGCGTGATGATACCGGGGAAGTGCAGGCGGTGGAGCTGGTAGTGCGCGGGCGTCATAAAGAAATTGACGCAGGCGAGCTGAAAACCGGGGAAAGCAACAGTACCAAGGTCAGCAGCACCAACAGCTACGCCAAACTGACCATTAACGGCGAAGTGCTCTATGAGGTCGACACGATCAACATGGTTGAAATCGTGGACGGCGTGGACCTGATGGAAGCGCACCGTCGCGCCATTGGCCTCTGATAATCCATAACGGCGCGCTTCCGCGCCCTGTTTCCCGACCTAAGGACAAGAACATGAGCGACAAAGCAAACGAAAAAACCGTGGTACTGGATACGCCAATCCTGCGGGGTAAAAGTGAAATCAACGAGGTGGTACTGCGTAAACCACAATCCGGCGCGCTGCGTGGCACCCGCCTGCAGGCCATCATGGATATGGACGTGAGCGCAATGATGACCATCATTCCGCGTATCTCCAGCCCGACGCTGACCCCGCAGGAAATGGCAGAGCTGGACCCGGCGGACCTTACCGCAATGTCCGTGGAGGTGGTCACTTTTTTGTTGAAGAAATCGGTGCTTGCCGATTTGCCGACAGCCTGACGGTTGATGACCTGGTGGCAGACATTGCCACCATTTTTCACTGGCCGCCGTCCGTCACTGACGTTATGCCGCTGACTGAGGTGCTGGAGTGGCGGCATAAAGCGATCCTGAGAAGCGGGGCCAGCGATGAGTGATAATAACCTGCGCCTGCAGGTGGTACTGAATGCGGTTGATAAACTCACCCGCCCTTTCAAAAGCGCGCAGGCCAGCACAAGAGAGCTGGCTGCCGCTGTGAAAAAATCCCGTGACGCTATCAAACAGCTTGACCAGGCAGGAAGCAGCCTGGACAGCTTCCGCAAACTGCAGGCTGAAAGCCAGAAGCTGGGCGACAGGCTGAACTATGCCCGCCAGCGTTCTTCTTTGCTGAAAAATGAGCTGGGCGCGATGGGGCCGCCGTCGCAGCGGCAGATTGTGGCGCTGGATCGTCAGCGGCTGGCGGTGCAACGGCTGGAAGAAAAGCAGCAAAAGCTGCAGCGCCAGAGTGCGCTGGTTCGTGCTGAACTTTACCGGACGGGCATTTCTGCAAAGGATGGCGCGAATGCCACCGCCAGAATTACCCGTGAAACGGAACGCTACAACAGCCAGCTTTCTGTGCAGGAGGCGAGGTTGAAACGGGTAGGGGAGCAGCAGCGGAAAATGCACGCTGCCCGTGCGGACTATTCTCACCGTCTGGAAGTGCGTGATCGGATTGCCGGGGCTGGGGCGACGACAACCGCCGCCGGGGTGGCAATGGGCGCACCGGTAATGGCTGCCGTGAAAAGCTATGCCAGCATGGAAGATGCCATGAAAGGGGTGGCGAAGCAGGTTAATGGTCTGCGCGATGATAACGGCAACCGTACCGCTCGGTTCTATGAAATGCAGGACGCCATCAAGGCTGCCTGCGAACAGCTGCCGATGGAAAACGGGGCGGTGGACTTTGCCGCGCTGGTTGAGGGCGGCGCGCGCATGAACGTGGCAAACCCCAATGACGCCTGGGCAGACCAGAAGCGTGATTTGCTGGCTTTTGCTGCCACGGCGGCGAAAGCGTCAACGGCGTTTGAGCTTCCGGCGGATGAGCTTTCCGAAAGCCTGGGGAAAATCGCCTCGCTCTACAAAGTACCCACTCGCAACATTGAGCAACTGGGTGATGCGCTGAACTACCTGGACGATAACGCCATGTCAAAGGGCGGAGATATTATCGACGTCCTGCAGCGCATGGGCGGCGTGGCGGACCGTCTGGATTATCGCAAGGCTGCCGCGCTCGGTTCCACGTTCCTTTCCCTTGGCACCGCGCCGGAAGTTGCGGCCAGTGCGGCAAACGCCATGGTGCGCGAGCTGTCAATTGCCACCATGCAGAGCAAAAGCTTTTTTGCAGGCATGGACCTGTTGAAGCTGAATCCGGCGCAGATTGAAAAGGAGATGACCGAGGATGCAATGGGCACCATTCAGCGCGTGCTGGAAAAGGTCAACAACCTGCCGAAAGACAAGCGCCTGGGTGCGATGACGCTGATTTTTGGCAAGGAGTTTGGTGATGATGCGGCGAAGCTCGCAAACAATCTGCCGGAGCTGCAGCGTCAGCTCAAGCTCACTTCCGGCAGTGACGCCAACGGCTCTATGCAGAAAGAGTCCGACATCAACAAAGACTCCCTGTCTGCGCAGTGGTTGCTGGTCAAAACAGGCGCGCAAAACACGTTCAGCAGTCTGGGCGAAACGCTGCGCGCCCCACTGATGGCAATCATGAACACGGTCAAGCAGGTCACCGGCTCATTCCGCCGCTGGGTGGAGGAAAACCCGAAGCTGGCAGGTGGCCTGCTGAAAGTCATGGCAGCGCTGGCGTCGATTGCGGTGGTGCTGGGCACGGTGATGCTGGCGGTGTCCGCTGTACTGGGGCCGTTGGCGCTGATGCGTCTGCAGTTTTCAATCCTGGGCATCAAGGGTGGTAGCGCCTTTGGCATGATTACCAAAGCACTCGGTGGCGTCGGTAAGGGGATCATGTGGCTGGGCCGTCTGATGTTTGCAAATCCTATCCTGGCAGTGATCGGCCTGATAGCCATGGGCGCTATTCTTATCTGGCAGAACTGGGACACCCTGGGGCCGAAGTTCAAAGCCATGTGGGACACGGTTTGCGCTGCAACCACGGCGGCGTGGGAATGGATTAAACAGGCTGCCAGCAGCACCTGGGAAGGTATCAAATCTCTGTTTTTCAATTACACCCTGCCGGGCTTAATTGCTAAAAACTGGGACGCAATTAAGGCTGGAGTGTCTGAGGCATGGACCACTGTTCGGCAGACCATCAGTGATAAATGGAATGCCATTCTGGCAGACGTTGCCGCGCTCCCGGCTAAATTCCAGGAGATGGGCAGCGCCATCATTGACAGCATTCTGAACGGCATCAATGCGAAATGGGAAACGCTCAAAAGCAAGTTGTCCTCCGTCACCGATTATCTGCCGGACTGGATGACCGGAAATAATAACGTGGCGGGTAAAACACAGGTGCAGGAAGTTGGTGGCGCTGCTGCTGTGGTTCCGTTTGCCGGAATGTATGACAGCGGTGGCATTATTCCGCGAGGTCAGTTTGGCATTGTCGGCGAAAACGGGCCGGAGATTGTTAACGGCCCGGCTAATGTGACCAGCCGCAGGCGTACGGCGGCGCTGGCATCCGTCGTTGCCGGAATGATGGGCGCCGCAGCTGTGCCTGCTGAGGCAGCGCCACTTCACCCTATGAGCCTGCCCGCTGCGACATATCGCGCCCCGCAGGCGAAAGCTGTCAGCCAGCCGCCTGCAATGCGCTACGAAATCAACGCGCCTATCCATATTGTCGCCCAGCCGGGGCAAAGCGCGCAGGATATTGCCCGTGAGGTGGCAAGGCAACTGGACGAACGGGAACGCCGCGCCAGGGCGAAAGCCCGCAGCAACTACAGCGACCAGGGGGGATATGAATCATGATGATGGTGCTGGGGTTATATGTTTTTCAACTGCGCACCGTGCCTTATCAGGAGCTGCAATATCAGCGCAGCTGGCGGCACGCAACCAACAGCCGGGTGAGCCGCCTGCCGTCCACGCAGTTTCTTGGCCCGGACAATGATTCACTCACACTTTCCGGCGTCCTGCTGCCTGAAATCACGGGCGGCAGGCTGTCCCTGCTGGCGCTGGAGCAGATGGCGGAGCTGGGTAAATCATGGCCCCTGATTGAGGGCAGCGGCACGATATATGGCATGTTCGTGATCGAGAGCCTGAGCCAGACCAAAACCGAATTTTTCGCCGGAGGTGAGGCGCGCCGGATTGAGTTTTCGCTGACTCTCAAACGGGCGGATGAGTCTCTGTCTGATATGTTCGGCAGCCTCAGCGACCAGCTGAGCAACCTGCAGGATTCCGCCGCGTCAGCTATCGGTAACATCACCAGCACCGTCGGAGGGCTGCTGCAATGAATATCAGCTCCGATCTGCTGGACCTTAACAGCAAAACACCCGCTTTCAGTATCGTGATTGAGGGCAAGAACGTGACGGAGGTGCTGGATAAGCGCCTGATGAGCCTGACCCTGACGGACAACCGGGGCTTTGAAGCTGACCAGCTCGACCTGGAACTGGACGACGCCGACGGGCAAATCGTGTTGCCACGGCGCGGGGCGGTCATCACCCTGGCGCTGGGCTGGAAAGGGCAGCCCCTTTTTCCAAAGGGCAGTTTCACGGTGGATGAAATTGAGCACGCTGGCGCACCGGACAGGCTGACCATCCGCGCCCGCAGTGCCGACTTCCGGGAAACCCTGAACACCAGGCGGGAGAAATCCTGGCATCAGACGACGGTGGGCGACGTGGTGAAAGATATTGCCACCCGCCACAACCTGACAATGGCCCTGGGCCAGAGCCTTGCCGACAAGCCGCTGGATCACCTGGACCAGACCAACGAAAGCGACGCGAGTTTTTTGATGAAGCTGGCGCGGCAGTTTGGGGCCATTGCATCGGTGAAAGACGGGCATCTGCTGTTTATCCGTCAGGGGCAGGGCAGAACCGCCAGCGGAAAGCCGCTGCCGGTAATCACCCTCACCCGCAAGGCCGGAGACAGTCACCGTTTCAGCCTGGCAGATCGCGGGGCCTATACGGGGGTGATTGCCAGCTGGCTGCATACGCGGGAGCCAGCAAAGAAGGAAACCACAAGCGTTAAGCGCCGGAAGAAAACCAGGACACCAAAGGAGCCGGAGGCAAAGCAGGGAGATTATCTGGTGGGCACGGATGAAAACGTGCTGGTACTGAACAGGACCTATGCCAACCGGGCCAACGCTGAACGGGCCGCCAAAATGCAGTGGGAGCGCCTGCAGCGCGGTGTGGCGTCCTTCTCGCTGCAGCTGGCGGAAGGTCGGGCCGATCTCTACACGGAAATGCCTGTGAAGGTCAGCGGCTTCAAACAGCCTATTGAGGAGGCGGAATGGACGATCACCACGCTCACACATACGGTCAATGCTGACAGTGGTTTCACAACCAGCATTGAGTTTGAGGTGAAAATAGATGAGTTCGCAATTGAATGATTAGTTCCAAATTGCGAACAATGATGTATCATTATTGCGAACTGGTTAATAATGAGGGCTGATTATTATGATGAATTGTCCTATGTGCGGACAGGCGGCACATACCCGAAGCAGCTTCCAGGTTTCTAACGAAACCAAAGAACGCTACAACCAGTGTACTAACATCGAGTGTGGGCATACTTTTGTGACGCATGAGACTTTCGTCCGGTCAGTCTGCCGTCCGCAAAAAATCAGCGCTGCACCACCTCATCCCAAAGGTATGCAGGAACAATTTGCTTACTGACTCTGACCCGCCGCTGGCGGGTTTTTTTATGCCTGTTGCCGCCATGGCGAAATCACTGCCGCCATTTTGTCGCCATCAGGCTTAAAGGTGGTTGGTAAGTATCTGATTAGAAAGGCCACAAATTTCAGGCAATAAAAAACCCATCAACCTTGAACCAAAGAGGCGGGGTTGATGGGCTCCACAAATTGGGGACATCAAAGAAAAGCAGTGGCACTAATTAAGACTTTTGCCTGGGCAAAAAGTTCTGCCCATCTTAAAAAAAAACTATTTTTCTTTGTCTGTGCCCTCGATCACAAACCGGGCCATACGATCACTATCAGCGTACCTGCCAGCGTTAACAGCACGTTAGCTATCGCGTAGGTGCCCGCGTAGCCGAGGGCCGGAATGTTGCTGCGCGAGACGTCGCTGATGATTTCCATGGCCGGCGCGCAGGTGCGGGCGCCCATCATGGCTCCGAAGAGCAGAGCGCGGTTCATGCGCAGCACGTAGGCGCCAAACAGGAAGCAGATGATGACCGGCACGAGGCTGACAATCAGGCCGGCAACCAGCATTTGTCCGCCGACCGCGCCGACGCTGCCAATGCCGCTGCCCGCGCTCAGACCAACGCCTGCCATAAAGACCATCAGGCCAAATTCTTTCACCATGTTCAGCGCGCCCTGCGGGATATAGCCGAAGGTCGGGTGGTTGGCGCGCAGGAAGCCGAGCATGATCCCCGCAAACAGCAGGCCCGCCGCGTTGCCGACGCCGAAGCTGAACGAGCTGAACTGGAAGGTGATCATGCCGATCATCAGGCCGATGATAAAGAAGGCGCAGAAGGCGAGCAGGTCGGTTATCTGGCTGTGAATCGAGATAAAGCCAATGCGTTCGGCCACTGTTTTCACGCGTCTTGCATCGCCGCTGACCTGCAACACGTCGCCCTTATTGAGCACGATGTTATCGTCGATGGGCATTTCAATCTGGCTGCGAATCACGCGGTTGAGGAAGCAGCCGTGATCGGTCAGCTTGAGCTGGCCCAGGCGGCGGCCCACGGCATTGTGATTTTTGACCACGATTTCTTCGGTGACGATGCGCATATCCAGCAGGTCGCGGTCGAAGACTTCTTTACCGTTGCGGAAGCTTGGGTCGAGGCGTGAATGGGCATCGGGGTAGCCGACCAGGGAGATTTCATCTCCTTTTTGCAGCACGGCGTCGCCGTCGGGGTTCGCCAGAATGCCGTTGCGGCGAATACGTTCGATATAGCAGCCCGTCTGGCGATAAATTCCCAGCTCGCGCAGATTTTTACCGTCTGCCCAGGCCACCAGCTCGGAACCCACGCGGTAGGCGCGAATCACCGGCAGATAAACTTTGCGGGTGGCGTCCGTGTCCAGGCCGCGTTCGCGGGCGATTTGCTGGGCGCTGGTTTGCAGATCCTGATGCTGTAGCTTCGGCAGATAGCGCGCGCCGATTATCAGGCTTACCAGACCAATCAGATAGGTCAGAGCGTAGCCAAGGCTCAGATGATCCAGTGAGGCTGCGAGCGTATCGCCCGACATGCCGGAGTGGCGCAACGTATCGCCCGCGCCGACCAATACCGGCGTGGAGGTCATGGAGCCTGCCAGCATCCCGGCGGTGAGGCCAATGTCCCAGCCGAACAGCTTACCGAGGCCCAGAGCCAGCAGCATGGCGCTGCCGACCATCACCAGGGCGAGCATCAGGTAGTTTTTACCGTCGCGGAAGAAAATAGAGAAAAAGTTGGGTCCGGCTTCCACGCCGACGCAGAAAATGAACAGCATAAAGCCGAGATTCAGGGCGTCGGTGTTAATGGCGAAGTGCTGTTGTCCCAATAATAAAGAGACCACTAAAACACCAATGGAATTACCCAGTTGGATTGAACCAAGGCGTAATTTACCCAGGCACAACCCTAAGGCCAGCACCACAAATAATAACAGGATGTAATTCCCGTTTAACAAATCTGCGACGTTTATATTCACGAAGGCTAACTTCTTGTTTACCAGTAAGCTATTGAAAGAGAAAGTTTTTTAGGTTAAGGTTTTTGCCGAAAACAGCGTGAAAGAATGCTTTTTAACAGCATCAAAATATCACACGCGACACCCTAACAACGGCCGCTAGTTTAATCTTTATGAGGATTAACGGCTAGTAAGAATATTGTGCTAATTGTGGCGCAATTTTTTGGCATGGATTGCCGCAACTTTATCAGACTCGGGTCTCTTCGTGCTGCGAAGAGCAGCTATTTATTGGTTCGATACAGGTGACTAGAAGGAGAGGGTATGTACAGGCGTGGACAACGCTGGTTAGGGATAATCTGCTGCTTTGTGCTCTTTATTCTGGTTTTCTTGTCGCTACGTTTAAATGTGGCCGGGCGCTTTGTCGCCACGGGGCACGTTGAACTGGGGCTGTTGCTCTTCATCCTGCCCGGTGCGGTCGCCAGCTTTTTCGCGAAAGAAGATAAGGTGGTCGGGCCGCTGGCCGGGGCTATGCTGGCACTGCCGCTTTGTCTGGTGATAATTCATACGGCCCTGACACCCACGCGCTCTTTCTGGCAGGAGGTGGCGTGGCTGTGCAGCGCCGTGTTCTGGACGTCTCTCGGATCGCTGTGCTTCCTGCTGCTCAATATGCTGCGCAGGCGAAATAAAGACACAAAAAAACCGGCTCGCTGA